TACTCAATCAGATCGTAAATGCCGCCCTCTTTGTATATGTCTTGATAACTACTCATTATTTAATAACTTTTGTAAAAAGTTTAATTGGCCCCTTTTTGGCTAGGTCTGGCCTGATTTTTTCAGTAAATTCTTGCGTCATCTTCCGTTCACATTCAGAGCAAAGAGGAAGGTTGTCTGGCCTGTCTAAAACCAACCCGCCACATCTTGCACAAACGCCTTGTTTAAACGGACTAGCCATTATCTACTCCTTACCGGCCACCTTTTGCTGTTTATGGGAAAGTCGCCCAAAACGCCAAAGTTTTTTCTTTCTTCCGGGGCGGTAAAGCCCTCTACCGGGTCTTTAAAATTATCCCGAAAGGGATTTACGGCCTTTTTTAATGTAATATTGGCGGGCCGACACCTTCGACAATATCCGTCTTTTGAGGCCAGGGCCCCACAGACCCGACATCTATAAGGGTTTTTTCTTCGTTCTGTTTCAGGCATTGCAACGCCTCCAAAAAATGATTTCTAGCTTGATTTAAAGTCCTGGTATGCCAGCGATTAGGAAATACCTCGTCTATCAAATACCAGTTCTCTTTTTCCATCATGGCTTTTGGATTGTTTTCACGTGCCAGAACTCCCAAAATACCGGATTCAGAACAGTTATAAATATGAAAAGAATGCCGGTCGGCAAATATTCCAGCCTGAACTTCAAGCCATGTCTTGTATATCCACAACTGCCTGGACGTTCCCATTAGTTTAAGGTCGCAAAGCACCTCTCCGGGAACAATAACGCTTTCATTTAGCTCGAAACCCATCCAGGCCAGTTGGTCTTTTGCCTCATCTCGTTTATTTAAAATATTAAGCCGATAATCTCCATCGGCGTAAAAAGAGTTCGCCCGCTCTTCTTTGTTTTTACTGTATTTAAAGGCAAGATCGTTGCCCACGGTTATATAAACAGTTGAACTCAAAACGTTCTGACATAAAATCCAAAGAGTGTTTAAAACATTCCCGCCTTGGCTGATATGAATCCGCTCGGCATCGTCCCCTGTTTTTTTCTCAAAGTAGGTCTTTTCCTCATCATCGCCAATGGTATAAAAACAAATATGTCCGCCTTGCTTGTCCCATTGTTTCAAAATCTTGTTACTGGTATGCAGGCCCGCTATAAGAAAACTATCTCTATATCGTTTAGGAATCCCCTCACACAGTTGCGGATAAAGGGCACTACCCCCATCTATTAAAATAACAAAATGCGGGTAGATGCCCATATCCAGAAGCGGTTTAAACTGCTTGTTAGATGCTATGATAATAAAAGGTTGATGTTCCAACGGAAACTGCAAGTTCCATTCATAAATCTCTTTAAGCGTCTGCTTGTTTTTGTTAAAAGAGGGGCCAGCGCCAACGGCAATAACAGCCTTGTTGACACCGGACCCCCTAAAGGCATCCATAAATGAGCCGTGTTTCTTATAAAGAGCTATATTCTTATGAAGATTGTCCCTCCATAACCCTGACAAACTTTCGACAGTAAAATCATTATTATCGAATATTGCTTGGGCCATCTCAGGCGTAATAATCCTTTCGATTTTAGGATTCTTTTCTATAAGACTTTCATAAGTTTTAAGTTCTTTAACGCTCATTTACTGCCCGGTTTATGTTAAGATTGTGAACGCTCCGTGATGGCCGTCGGCAATACCGTGATGCTCCAGCGAATACTCACTGATGATCTGCCACTGTTGGAGGTCGCCCTTCAGTCCTAACTTCTGAAGCAAGAGTTTACGACCCTTCTTGGCTCGCAACTTCAACTTCTCCGTGTCCAAGATGAACAGAAAAGAAGGAATGGCCTTAATCAGAGGGATAAGATCAACGGTAATGCCCGTATCGGTAAGATACTGGCTTATGTATTGCCCGCCAATTCGGTTGTCAACGGTGGTCCGAATCCGGTCGGTATTCCAGTTGGTAAACTTCCGAATTTGGTCCACTGACCCTACGGCCACGTTAGGCCGGCCACCATTGTCAAAACACTCGGCTACAACATTATTAAAAGTACTCTCGGTAAGGGTCGTTGTGGTATCATCCACAAAGGACGTGGTTGACTGGGCAAGCAGAAGCTCTGCCATGCCTCCTATCAACCCATAATTTCCTACTGTGGGCACAGCGGCACGGGCCGCATGCCAAGAATACAGGACGCTTCTTTCACGCTCGAATTGAAGTTCGAGCAAACGGTTTTTGATTTGATGGTTAAGCTCGTTAGGGACAGCGTGCATATCTGTTGCCGCTTCCGAGCCGGTAATTTGAATATCTTTCCGCAAGATGGTCATCTTGTTGGAAAGAAGGACTCTTGCCCGTGATGTATCTCTGTCTGGTTCGCTTCCTTCGTTTGCGAAACTTCCTACGATATAAACCTTGGCGGAAGCCGCAATAGAAGCGGTTGTGCTTGATAGAAAGGCTAACGTGCAAGTATTAGCAGCTATGGTAGATACTGCCATCCAGGCATGACCGCCGGACTGACTTAAATCCGTACCCGCCTTGGCATAAAGCAAGGTTCCTACCCGAACCTGCTTGGCCGCTTCGAGTTTTGCTAAATGCCCGGTGCCAGTACTGGCAACCACCATAGCTGTTCCACCAGAAGCAATGGCTGCGCTGGTTTCAACATACATCCAGCCCAAGTTCTCGTGAACCCATTCTATAATTATGCCGCCAGACTCTTCGCCCCAGGAAATCCGGTTTAAGAGCGGAGTGTCTTTATGCGCCCAAAATTCAAGCATCTGAGAGACATCTCGAACATTAGTATTCGATGTTATACTCGTTGTTGCGTAATATCCACCAGGGATACTAAGGTTCATTTAAAAATCCTCCCGATTTATTTCACTTGAATCGGGGTGTTATTGATTGCCTGTAGATTGACGCTGGCTAATTAAAGCTCCTTCATCACCTCGTCAATCGTTGCCGCAAGAGCGGTATTGCTATCTAACTCTCCCGATTTCAGTGATTCGCTCGTTTTTTTCAAGTTTTGATCTCTTTCTTCACTTCTTTCGGGCGACGGAATGCCTCTGGTGTCCCCGGCCTCAATATGAGGAGGCTTGGTTTGACCTTCCGCATATCCTTCTATTAGGTTTTTAGAGCGCATCGCTAGATGTCTGAGATAAGTTCTTGCCACCTTGTTGTACACGTCTTTAATCGTAGTTGCGCCGGTTTGAATCTGGAATTGTGCGGCTGGGGTTGCGATATATTTTTCAAACGCTTCCTTCACCACTCCATATTCAGGGTCGGATACAATTTCGTTCATCTGCTGCATATAACTGCCATAAGCCTGCCGCTGCATATCCCCTTTCTTTTTCTCGTGAGCCTCAAGCCGCTGGTCAATCAATGAACCGAGATCAACGCTTTGTTCCGGTTCTCCAAACGCTCCTAGATTATCAACGCTGGGGGTTTGAGCCTGTCCTAACGCTCCCTTAAGTTGACTTACCTCTTTGCGAAGCTCGCCAACCTCGTTCCATGCTCGCCCTGTCTGTTGAGACGCCTGTACCACCCCTTGCAATTGCTCGGGGGTTTCAACGCCTATTTTGCCCAACTCGGCTAACAAATCGGCAGTGTCGCCTTTTGGTTCGCCTTCTGGTTTAGTTCCCTCATCCGGTTTCGTTCCCTCTTCGGGGTTCTGATTAAGTCCCCCTTCAGTCAGGTCGTCTGCCATTTTCTACTCCTTTTCGGTCGCTCCTCTTATAGAGTTGCTCCCTTTCTTAAATTATCTACAGCCCATAAAGGTTGTAAATTTGTTAACGCCCAACATTTTTTGAAATCTATATCCACGGGAGATTTAAAATTAAATGCAGAAATTGGAATTATATGATCTATGTGCCATTGACCATAATTTTCCCAAGTCATATTGTCTTGAAATTTGTTTTCAAGATGTTTCATTAAATCCCCTAGTGTATATCCCACTAATTGTTCCCAAGACCATCCCCCTTTTTTCCGTTTTAGTGCATGATATATTTGCGTAGATATGCTATGTCCCAAACGAAATCCTGGGTCAAGCATTTGTTTATGCCATCTTCTCCTGCACCGTTGTTTTTCTTTCTGTTTTTTAGAATACTGTTTTTGATATTCACGTATAGATTCTCTGTTGGTTTGATAATATCTTTTTCCCCTATCTCGTATTTTTTGTGTATTACGCCGATAATAATCAATCACAGAAATTTTACATTTTTCTATGTTATTATAATAATATTCCCGTCTAACTATTTTTACACAATCCTTACAGGCCGAAAAACGTTCGTCCTTATTCCTTCTATCTATATAGAAATCCTTTAAAGGTTTACTTTTTTTACATTGTGTGCATTTTTTATTTTTTATTACGCTGGCTTTTTCGTTCAATTTTTTCTTCCATCCTTTTATTGTGGAACTGAATAACTTTGTGCTGTTTTAAACCTTTTAACGGGTCTAAAAGAAAATCTATAACCTCCTTTGATATAAACATCGCTCTTTGTTGAGCGTCTTTCTCTTTTTCGTCTAACCTCGTAAACTCTTTACTGAGCATATATTTAGCCATGCCGTTGGCAATTTCCAGAATCAACCCTTGATGTATTTGCCATCCTTCGTGTTGAGTTAATTCCAGATATTTACGATAATACTGTTCGCCGTGATCGGTCCCCAGGGCGATAGATATATTTTTTAAAATTTTGGCTATCATCGCTCTTTATCCTTTAAGTAATCCCTTCACTACGTCACGGGTTAATTCACGTTCAGACTGTTTTGCGGCCAACTGATCCTGCATGGCCGCCCCCATCAACTGTGTCTGCGTAGCCTGCTGCGCCATCTGCGCCTGTTCTTGCATAACTTGTTCAGGTGTCTTGAGATAACGGTCGGTATCGTGAAAGTCTAACAACTCTAAAACAGCCTGCATGAACTGGAACTGCTGTAAATAGGGCGAGCCCTGCCACATCTGAGCGTACTGAATCAACTGCTGCGCCCTGAACTGTTTCCCCAGGGTGGGTTCAAGGGCTGTATATCTGGCGCTGAAATCATAATCAACATGGATGTCCCCGGCGGTAAGTGGTACAAAATTAAATCCTTTTGCGGTATTTATCCGGGCTTCCGTCTGAGAAGATAGATGCCAGACATTGAGAAGCATCATGTACTTTAAAAACGGCCTAAATCCCATGTGATCCATGGTCATAAGAAGCAGTTTGGTCCGGGCTTCTCCCATGCTCTGAAGGCTGTAGATGGTCCCAACATATTCCTGCCTAGGTGGGGTCTGGCCCATGCCGTAGGGATACATCCCGGTTATATCGCTCAAGCAGTCCTCGAAAAACTGCTCCTGCTCTCTGAATATGCCCGACTGCGACATATCGGGTACAACTAACGGTTGAACATCGTCCATCTCTTCCACGGGGACCAAGCCAAAGGGCTTCCACATCAATGCCGCGGGGTCTATATCGGCTTCCGCCCGGACTTTAAGCATTTGATTTACGCCCATCATGGCGTTCTGAAACCGCAAATTGCCCAGGTTGTTATATTGCTCCTGTAGGTCTTTCCCCAGCCTGATAATGCCAATATCCCAGTAAAGTTCTGGATTAAGATAAGCGCCAATATCGAAAAAGGGCCGTAATCCATAAGTATTTTTTTTGAGCGATAGTAAGGTTTTATAATTACCGATATGAACGATTGCCTCTGACTCTGCGCCTTTGATTTTATAACCAGACCCGACTTCATAAGGGGTTTCATCTTCGGGGAAAATATACCGTCCATATCCCTCGATTAAGTCAACTTCGGGCGTGCGATGGTCCGTAATCGCCTGGTCGAACTCTTTTTCATGCGCCCCATCAATTTGTAAACTCTTTGCAAAGCCTTCGGCACTGTCCTGGCCGTAAGCGGTGGAGGCCTGAGCGCCGCTCCAACCGATATTTGATACATTCTCGAATATCCCCTTATCCGCCTGTTTTTTTATGTAATCAATGCTCCGTTTATAGATAACGCTCACAAAAGGCATCTTTTGAATCGAACGATAATGCGGATGCGGGTTAAACAGCTTATTGTGTATAACTTCAGCATAGGGGCCATCATAAACAATCTGAGGTGTCTCGATAACAACCTGTTTGTTCTGAATGCCAACCATCCGCCCGTAATTATCGAACTGAGGAATGGGAATATCTATGCGCTGTGGGGCAATCCTTTCTTCCTTGCGCCAATACAATTTTGCAATACCTTTACCAAAGGTAAGGGCATTGAACATCCACGTAAAATTGAAGAGATAAGAACCGCCCTGCATATCAATTTCGTTCAAACTTTCGAGTTGAAAGTCCAATAATCCTTGAATCCGGGGCGCACGTTCTACATCGCCACGCTTCCGGGGCCTGATTGCCACTAAATCACCCGTTCCGGCCTGATATAACTGGCTCATAAAACGAGACAACATGGTGAAAATACGAGGCAGGAGTTTGTTGAATGAAAGATTATAGGCAAGAGGATATTTGGTTTCATTTCGGTAACTGCGGTAAAACTCTAAATCTTCGTCATACCATTCCCGATAATACTGGTTTAGCTTCCAGTTGTGCTGATGAGCGGCCAGGAAAAACTTAAAAGCCTCTAACTCTTTTTCCTTCATCTCTGCCATTTATTTCACCAACTTTTCAAAATCTCCCGCATCCATTTTTACCACATCCCCCTGATCATTAACCTTACATGCACCGGTCGGCCCGCCTAATTCTTTTCGCTCTATATCTTCCGGGTCATATCTGACAAACATGATTTCTTGAAGCACGGCATTGACGTTCCCGGTTCGAAATTCATGCCATTCGCCGGGTCTGACGGTAAAAATCTGCCCTTGCTGGATAACCGCATCGCCCCATTCGGTCTTGATAGTAACTTCACCCCGGATAACAAAAAACTGGTTAAACTTGGCAGCATGGCGATGCCAACTACATCTCTGGTGGGGTTTGAGATAGAGGATACTGACCTCACAAAGGTCGTTTAAGAAAACATTCCACTTTTCGCCCCATGTTTTGTATGTTCGTTCCATTAATGCTTCTTCCTCGTCTTTCTTTTGCGATGAGTGCCGGTTATGGTTCCGGCATTTTGGGAGCGGTAAAACACCTCATCGCCTCGTTTTTTCCCATACTGCTTTCGCATCGCTTTCTTTATCTTTTTGCCTTTTTCTGTAAGTGGCATCTTTGCTTCCTTATAGAGAATAAAAAAGCCGCCATACAAGTATGCGGCCCCGCATGGCGGCTAGTTATTCTCTTGATTTCCCTGAAATAAATCAGAGAAAATGTTTTATTTAATCGTTTTCTATCTTTAAATACTCATTGTCAACCAAAAACATAAAGATCATCTCGGAAAGCATTTCAACCCTTGTTTCTTCCTCTGCGCCACCAAAAATGAACTTGTTGGCCATGCTATCTGCCCCGTGCAGCAACTCGTGAATGAAATCAACCATAATGTTGGAGTCGGCCTTGATTGCCCCGCCAGAATCCCTGTCGTTCACCCTAAGTTCATTTGCACAGTTGTCATGCTGGGCTGTCACATTAACCGTCTCCTTGAAATGATATGGAAACAGGACCTTGTACCAATGCCCGCCTATTTTTACCTTTTTGGGTAACTTAATCATGCTCTAAGTTCATCTCCATAACTTGTCAACGGCCATTTATTAGGCTGATAACGTCTATCTTTTTTCTTAGTAGTAACCGCCTGCAAAATATATCGAACACAGATAGGAAAATCAGACCATTTAGGATCGGGTTCGCCCTTCCCGCCATCACCACTACGCTTCCAATAATGGTTCTCCATGGCGTGAATAAGCTGTTTGCAGTTCTTTCGAATAAGCAGCCGGGGGTGATCCTTGATATTACCCTTCAGATAGTCATTTACAATGTCAATTCCTACTCCAGGGTCACGATTTTTACCCTCACTGGTTACAATTCCGTTCTTCCGGAACTCATCCCACGCATTAAAACCCCGCTGCTGGGCAGAATACTTATGTTTAGCTGACGGGTCTTGCCATCTTCTAAATTTACGCTTATCAAACGGCTGCCCTTCTATCTGTTTGTAAATTTCGCTCAATTCATAGATAGTCTTCCCCTCTGCCGTATCTTTATCTAGTTCATCCCATATCACCGGGTTCCCGTCGGTATCTATAAAACCCCAAACAGCCGCACAGGGCTTGCTGGGATGCCAATCGAATGACATTACCC